AGCAGTGGTATCAACGCAGAGTACTAAGCAGTGGTATCAACGCAGAGTACTAAGCAGTGGTATCAACGCAGAGTACTGTGACCGGAAGAAGCTGGCGGCCGTATCGAGGTCGGCCCGGGTGACGGTGCCCTGAAGCGAGAACGGCAGGACGAGAAGTGAGCTGATGCCAACGCCGGCGCAAATCTTTCGGACGAGGTAATCCCAGTAATCCTTCGTGGCAACGGACGGGCGCGTGCTTTGGAATTGCTCGAACTTTTCGCCGGTGGCCATGTAAACCGTCCGGCCTCCGTTCGTGACTTCGTAGAACAGCGGCGCCGTCTTGTTGACCGGATTGCCGGCGGCGTCCTGGCCCTGGATCTGCCACTTCTGACGGCGCGATGACGACGTGTTGGCCTCGCCCGGCTTGTTGGTGATGACGTTGGAAACCTCCGCCGCAGCCTTGGCCGCCTTCATCTCCAACATCTGCAAATCGTCGAGGTCGTGAAGGTCGTTCATCACCGGGTAGAGCAGCGGCAATCCGCGATACATTCCGGGCCGGCACGGCTCGAACAGGTGGATGATCCGGTTGCCGTCGATCGGCTCGTAAGCCCCGGTCGTCACGGTCGGAAACAAGTTGGACGGGTAGAACGAGACGTCATCGGTTCGCACCCAGTAGCGGCGCGGGCGGCCCGTCGGGTGTCCGCTCGGGTCCGGCCAGAATTCGATTCCGTCCACAATCGACTTGCCTTCTTCGGATCGGAGATGAGGCGGTGTTCCGACGCGATGCCCTTCGATAAGCTGAATCCGTGGGAACCCGCTCTGCGGCGAAAACGTTTTGTAGATGAACACCTCGCCGTCAACAAACCAGGCGCGCGTCATTATCGACTGAAGCACGCCGAACGGCTGCAGGCCGCTCACGTCCGGGAATTTGCACCACTGCTTCCACCACATTCCGGCGCACTGGTTCCAATCCTCACCGCCCTGATCAGCGGGACAGCTCGGGATGACCTTCAACCCATCGGCACCGACGGTGAACTGCTCGAACACGTCGGCCAACCGGTTGACTATGGCGTTGTTCCGCTCCCAATAGCGGGACCGTCGGAGAAGCTCAAGGCGAGTGGAGGCGTCGGCGTCGAACCTGGCGTCTTGGACGGAGGCAGGTAAATAACTCCGATCGCCCCACATCTGATACGCGGCCTCATAGCGGTTCACCGGCAGCGCGCGGCGCTTCGCGCGGTGCTTGGCCTTCGGCCTGGCCGCTGAGTGTCTGGATGTGGCGCGCTTCTTCATCCTCAATAGCGACCCACCCATCGAAGCGTGGTGAAGTCGCGTTGCAAACTGGTGACGGTCTGGAAGCGGTCATCGGCCATCATCACCGCGAAGATTGTCGGATCGTCCGGGTCTGTGTTGCCCTGCCCTGAAAGATTGGTGACGGCGTCGTTGTAAACCTCACGCATCTCCTGAGCGAAGCCGAAAACATCCTCCTGAGTGAACGACCGCCACACCAGCGGCGGCGCCCACCGAACCTCCTGACCGAGCCCGGTGCTGCCCAGGGACAGCCGTCCGCTCTTCAGCGCGTTGAATCCCTGACGCTGAAAAGCCTTCATGGCTTCGAGGAGGGTTGCTATTGGGGCGTCAGCGCTCCCCGTCCCGGAAGCGAGGTCAGTTTCGGCGTTTGAATCCTGGACGGCGTCCAGTAGCGACTGAAGAAAACTGCGTTTTATCTCGGCTCGTAAGCTCGACATTAATCAGCTTATACGCCGACAGAATTGGATAAGCCTAATGCAAGTTGTGCAAGATTGGCCCGAGTGGATAAGCAAAAACGCGGCTGGAAGTTAGTCCCACCGCGCTTTGTAAGTGCCGTTCCTCGCCTAACCACGCCGAGCTGAAACCCTCGAAAACACCCCACCATCCATGCAGGTGGCGTGCGTCAAGTCTCGCCCTGGCTCAACGTGGAGCGACGTTTTCGTCAATGCGGCCATCCGATGCCCAACAAGCGCTCCAGCCGCGCCACCCGTTCAACAATCGTGTCGGCGGGCAAATGCAGGATGCTGGCTTCGATGAGTCCTCGCGCTGACAACGACCGGAGCACAAGCTGAGCGTCGTAGAGAACCACTCTCGAATTTAGGTCGCGCCGCGCCGCAGAAAGTCCGAGCTTGCGCTCATTGTTTTTGACCATCGCGCAGCTCATGTTGAGCATCTGGGCGATTTCTTTGCGCGTGAACGTCCGCCTCACTGCTTTCCTCCGTCGGGTGGGATGCGCCGGAACGGTATGATGTGCGGCTCCGTTGCGGCCTTCAGCGCCTGGTCCTGGACGTTGCGAATGATGTCAGCCTTCGACAGCTCGATGATGCCGATCATCTGGCTCAGGTCCATCTGCCCAGTGTTCAGCCCATGGACGATGGCGCCATTGACCAGGACTTTCAGCGCGCCGTTGAATTCGGATGCGGTCACAGAATGTCCTCCATCGCGCCGCCGAGCCGCTCGCCGAACTTGTCCACGCACCATTCCCGAAACGAGTGGTAGCCCTCGGCCTTGTAGGTCCGGCTGTCGCGCACGGTCCGGAGCGCGGCCACCTGCTTCAGCACCATGTGGACACAGAGAGTGCTGTCATCCTCGCCCTGCGGCGTCGCGGGTATCGCCCGGATCGGTGCCGCTTCCGGGCTGGTGTATAGCTCGGATGCCGGTGGACAGTTCGTTGGCGCTGGTCCGGGGTCACTTGGTTTCTTTGGGTGTTTCATTTGTCTTTTCGTTTTTATTGTCTTCCACCGCGTAAGCTCCGATCAATTCCGCCATCTCGGCCTGCACTGCGATGCACGCCGCGCACCAGCGCAGGTCGTCGCGTTTGCGCACCTGGACCCATTGCGGCACCGTCTCGTTCGTGCGCGGCACCTTGCGCGTCTGCAATTCCCAGGACTCCATGTGACTCAGGAAGTCCGAAGAAACGTCGGATGGAATCTCGTATTTCACGGTGCCGCCGTTCATCAGAAAATGCAGCCGCTCCAGGCTCCCGTAAAGGCTCATGTGCCAGAACTCCGGCTCTTCGTCCGGGTCCTCTCGTGACGGCGGCAGGCCGATCATCTGGTAAAGCGGTTTGGGCACGGAGAATATCCGCCGGCTACCGTCCGGGTGCGGGAAGAGTTGCGCCGGCTCGACTTTGACCGCGTTGTAACCGTGCTTCAAACAGAAGGCGTAAACATTCTCCGAATCATGGCTGGAATCCACGGCGACACAGAGCGGATTGACGGCATGCCGGTTGCAGTTGTCCGCCACCTCTTCATCCGTCAGGCATTTGCCTTCCCACACCACAAGGAAATGCGGCACCAGCTCGATGGACTCCTTGCCGTTCGGGAGTTTCTTTCGGACTTCGTCCAGCGCCACGTCCTGGATCATCTGCCACCAGTGCGGCAGTTCGCCGGCGGCCCGGGTGCCCTGCTGCCGGTCCACTGACGAGAACCGCGCGGCGCGCTTTGGCAACCCGGTCCTGTCCTTCTTTATCAGCGCGCTCACCCTCACGGACTGCATCATCGGGCGGTCTTCCATCACGTCCACGAACTGGCTCTCCCGCTCGCGCAGATAATCGAACCACGGTTTCGGGTCCCCGAGCTTCATGGCCCGCAGCGCGAGGTGCTTTTGTTTTATCAGCGCAATCCATGGGATGTAATCCACGGCCACGGCTTCCAGGATGAAGCTGCGCTCGCCGGCCTGCGCTCCCTGATTGTGCGGGGTCGAATACCGCCCGGACAGCGACAGCGCCCGACGTTCGCCAACGGTATCGCGCACGCGATACTCGCAGGGCATCTGGAAAAAGACGCTGGACCTCAGCCGCTCGTAGTTCACGTCGCCGCCTTCCATGCGGCAGCCGTCCATGTCGTAGCGCAGGCCTCCGAGCTGCGGCTGTTTCTCATCCCAGCGCGCGTGCATCTCGTGATATTTGCCGCAGCCCGGACACTTCACTTCCCATTCCTCCTGTGTCCCGGAGAGAAACGCCTGGTGCAACTGGTCGCCCTTGTGGCTGGCGTTCGAGATGTTGAAAATGACCGAATTCCAGAAAGCCGTCGTGCGGCCGTAAGCCTGCTCCAACCGTCCGGGAATCCAATTCTCGGCATCGTGCAGCTCTTCGTTCACCTGGCCGCGAATGGAGTCGGACGCCACGCTGCGCTCGGTGCGGATGCCCTGCATGATGAAGTTTGTGTGCGGGAAAATCACGAGGCCATTTGCCCAATCGAATCGTTCCGTTGAGGTGCGCTCCATCACCGGACGGCACGCCTTCATTTTCTTTTCCATCTCCTTCCGCCAGCGATCGCTCGCGGCGAGATCGTTCGGCCAGTTGTATTGGATGCTGCCGCCGGACCAATGCGCCAGCCAGAACAGGATCGCGATTTCACCCGCTGCCGATCCGCCCGACTGAATCGGCTTGATGAAGGTCATCTTCCGGGTGCCGTCCGCGGCGCACTCAATCGGCTGTTGAGTCCAGGGCGTTATCTCAGGCCGGTAAGCGTCACCGCGCGCCGATCCAACGAGCTTGACGTTGCGCTCGGCCCACCGCACCACGGAACGCGGCGGCGACTGCGGAAGCGCGGAGAGCAGCGTCCCGAATGTCCAGCCGGTTGAGTTGGCGTCTGCAACCATCATTTCACAGTCTCCCCATTTGCGGCGATCGGACGCCATTCCTTTTCAAGAATCGTTTTCAGCGCATCAATGGACGAGACCAGCCGGCTCTCGATCATGTCTTCCGGCAGGCCCTTGAGATCCGGTGGCAGCTCGACGTGCGCCAGGTGGTCAAGCTCGGTGAACATCTTGGACATCCCGCGCCGGATCGCGTTCTCGACCTCGCCTTTGATAAGCGTCTCGCCGGCCTCGCGCTCGTAATGCAGCTTCTCCCGCAGGCCCCGGAAGTGATCGTAAACCTTCCGGCCACCTTCGCTCTTGGCCTCTTTGGTGAACAGCCATGTGAGCACCCCTTTGAGTCCTACACGATTGGAATGGAACGCCTCGCAGCCGGCCTTCTTCGCGTCCTTGAGCACGGACTGCGGAATCCCGCTCGCCCCGGTGCACGCCGCGATGCTGTCGTAAATCGGCAGGCCCTCGGACTTCTGGCTGAGAAACTTGATGAGCCCGACCAGGGCCGCGGCGACCGGCCACCTTCCACGCACAGGCGGCGGGATGAACCCCTCGCGGGCGGCCCGGCGGATCGCCTGCGGGCTCAATTCCGTAATCGCAACCAATTCGGCCAACGATTTCAGGCCGCTATTTTCAGGTTGCTCCATAAAGAACGTGAAACCAATTGTTTACGGATAATAACAGTTATCACAAAAGAGTTGACTTGCAAGCCGTTGTGAGTCAATATGTTGTATAGATAAACAAAGCCCGATGTCAGGCGGGAAGAACAGGAATCCGAATGAAAACGACAACAGAACGAAGTGCGGCGGCTCAAAAGGCGTGGGAAACCCGGCGTGCGGCAACCGCTGAGGTTAAGACTGGAAATCCTCTGCGGTTTTCGGCCAAGCAGTTCAAGGTGGTTTGCCTTCGCGAAGCTCCTCTGCCTGAGGACTTGCGGCTTATCGACGTGCCGGAGAAGGCGTGCGAATTTTGGAGGCAGGCGATTGAGACCGATCCGCGCCACCAGCCCGAGGTTGAATCGTTTTACGTGCTGATGCTGAACACGAGGCGCCGGATCATCGGATTCAGGCTCACCAGCACCGGAACCTTGGACACCCTGCTTGTCCACGCCCGCGAGGTGTTCCGCGCGGCCATCGTCGCCAACGCGGCGGCAGTCATCCTGATGCACAATCATCCGAGCGGCGATTCGACCCCCAGCGAAGCGGACATCAAAGTCACGCGCGACCTGGTCCGCGCCGGCCAGCTTTTGAAAATCGAGGTGCTGGATCATGTCATCGTCGGCAGGCCCAGCACTGACAACAGCGAGAAGGGGTGGCGGTCGCTGCGGGAGCTTGGATATTTTTGTTGAGCGGTTCGGATGGGCAGGAAAGCGCGCCCGGCTCACTGCCCAGAAATCCGAAACAATGAGCGCGGGTGTCAGCCCGTGGGCGCGCCAGAAAAAGCAAACCAGAAATCCATGAAAAAGAAAATCGCAATCGAGTTCCAACAGATGCCGAACGAGTTCAAACCGAAGTCCCCGGAGGACCTGCTGGGTCCGGCGGGCGCGCTCGCGGTGGCCGTCATGGCGCACACGATGCGCGTGAAGCCGACCTCTGACGGTCATTTGAAGGTCTGTTTTTACGGCCCGCCCGGCACTGGCAAGACCACCATCGCGAACATGATCGCGGAGGCGCTGGCAAACAACCGGATGGACATTGAAAGCCTCAACGGTCGGAACGTGACCATCGAACTGGTTCGCGACTGGCAGAAACATTCCGCCTATGCCTCGATGTTCGGCGGCTGGACCGTGAAGGTCATCAATGAACTCGACCTGGTTCCCATGGCCGCGCAAGAGCTGATGCTGAGCTTCATGGATGAACTCAGGCCGCGCGTGGCCATCATCGGCACGAGCAACGAGCAAACCAACACACTCTCGGAACGGTTCAAGAGCCGGTTCCAACTGGTCAAGGTTCCCGCCGTGAACGGCTCCGCCATCAAATCCTGGCTGGTTAAAAAGTGGCACGTCAGCGAGACGGCAGCCTCCTGGATCTCCGTCGCGTGCTGCGGCAATGTCCGGGAAGCGCTTCTGCAGGCCGGCAGCTACCTTCAGTTCGGTATTCTTCCGGAGAAATCCAAGCCGGTGAAATCCTACACGATCCCCGGAGCCAAATGCGCTCACCGGGTTGCGGTCGCCCGGCAGTATTGGTCGGACGTCCGCTCTGGATTGCGGCCCGCACCTGGAAGCCAAGCAGCCTAACCCATCAACCCTGAATTCAACATCAACACCATGAGAACAACAATGAACGGCAAGCCGGTTGTCACCGTGCCCGCCAAGTCCGTGATAAACTTCGATTCTGGATTCCGCCACAAACTGCTGTGTGACGGGCCAACTTTCAGCACCGGCTCGGCCTGCGCCTACAGTTGCGCATTCTGCTACGTGCCGGACCTCATGCGGAAGAATCCGCACGCGCAACACCTGCCGGCGGCGTTCGAGAAAACCGTCATCCTGCGCGGCGGCGCCATCGCGGCTATGGAAAGGCAACTCCTCTCCGCCGAGGGCCGGCGGCTGTCCACTCAACACCTCACGGCTTACGCATCGCCCCTGGTGGACGTGGCGGCGAACATGGATCTCGTCCACGAAACAATCCAGGCCTGCAAGTTGATCCTCGATAAAACCAAGTGGGACATCCGGCTGCTCTCCAAATCCAACCTGCTGCCGAAGGTGGCCGATGGGCTTCTTACCGGATGGGCAGGCCACCGCGTCGGCGGCATGCCGGAACTGAAGCGCCGGATGATCTTCGGCGTCTCGACCGGCACTTTCAACGAGGGACTGGCCCGCGCGTTCGAGGTCGGAACACCCCTGGTGTCCAAGCGGCTCGCCTCGCTGCACTGGCTCCAGGATCACGGCTACCGCACGTTCGGTATGCTCTGCCCCTCGATCCCTCAGCATGACTACAAGGCGTTCTCTGAGCAGGCCGCGGCTGCCATCCGCGCCGATCTCTGTGAGCACGTCTGGGCGGAGGTGATGAATATCCGCGGCGAATCCTTCACCCGGACAATCCAGGCGCTCACTGCGGCCGGGTTCACAGACGAGGCGACCGGACTTGAAGCCGTTGGCCGCGACAAGGTCGCCTGGGAGGATTATTCCCGCGCCACTTTCGAGGCTCACGCCGCCGCGCTCCCGCCGGGCAAGCTCCGATTCCTGCAATACGTCACGGCGGCGTCGAAGCCCTGGTGGGCGTCCAATGTCAACCGCGGCGCCGTCCTGCTTTGAACCCTGAAAAGAGAAAGCAACACAATGAAAACACCTCAAGATGAAGTCGATGACTGCTACCGCGAGTTCATGGCCCTTCGCCACGGCTCCTCGCACTGCATGATGATGCCTGCCCATCGGAATTGGTTTATCCGTTTTTGGTTTTGGCTTCGCGGCGCATTCTGACGCCGAAATATCTGGCGGTGCCGGGTTTGTCTGGCACCGCCTCTTTCAATTCCTCAATGGACCAGCCGGCGAGCTTGGCGTAGCCGATCATCTCAAGGGTGAAATCAGAGTTGAGCCGTCCGCAGATCGCTGGTGGGATTTTCAAATCTCCAAAGCCAACCACCTCGCGCAATTCCCGGCACAAGCCAGAGCCGCCCATGACGACATTCCCGACCGTCAAGAACACCGTCAACGCGCCGGCGCCATTCCGCAGGATGCCCAGCCAATGGCCCCACGGCATCCCGTAGGTGTCAACGTCGATGACATCAAACTTCCAGCCCGGCATTGCCAAAACTCGCTCGGAATCCACTTGGACAAAGCCACGTTTTGGTTTCACGTCCACGCCCCAATAGCGCAACCGCCTCCCAACCCGCAGCCGGCGCCACAGTTCCCCGTTCCCCATGCAGGCATCGAACACAACCGTTTTCCCCTCATGGTAGGAATCCAGAAATCCTGCTCGCAACGCGAATTTCACTGACAGCGAATGGTTGTCGGTCTTTGCCGTCATTCGCCAGCCTCCGAATTGATCGTCGATTTAACATACACCTCAGGCAACGCCGAAAGCTGGTCTATGATCGGTTGCAGGTCCGTCATTTTCACCGTTGGGAATCCAATCAGGAACCAGGTCCTTGTCGGAGGTGGAAACGCCGTCCGTGAAACCACCTTGCCGTCGATTGGCTGATTCACGTCCAGGCCGGCGACGCTGAGATCCAGGCCGGCCCCTGAAAGGTCCGCTTCGATGGCGCGCACGGTCGCCAGGTCCAATTCTGACAGCCGAGACAGTTGATTGTCGGCCAGCATGTGGGCCAGTTCGTCTGCGGGGTTCTTGAAGTCCTGGTATTCGACCGGCACCGTCGACCAGCCCGCCCGCCTGGCCGCCTCGATGGCCCCATGCCCGGTAACCACGAGGCCGCTCTGCTTGCTCACCACCACCGCCCGGCGCCAGCCCTGGTGCTTCAGGATCTTGACGTAAACCTCAAGCTGCCGGTCGCTGTGCTTGTTTGGGTTCCTCGGGTTCGGCTTCAGGTCGCCGAGTGGCAGGGTGGCACTGCTCGAGCACCGGATCGCCGGCTCAACGTTTTTATCCGTGGTTCTGTTTTTCATAATCCTGTAGAAAGTCTCCCCGCAAGTCGTCGACCCCTCGGCATTTTTTACCTAGCTAAGAAATTGTTTTTTATTCAAACCCATTCCCACCCGTCTGGCAACTGTGCAAAGTCCCCGCGCTGCACGTCGTGATGCAAATAAGGGTGTGTGCAATAATACACCCCTGTAAGGGGTGTATTTGCACACCCCATTTTGCACACCGTGCAAAGTGCCGTTTTGCACACCTGTTTTGCACACTTTGCACACCTTGAATTTTCATCAGGTTTTGCCCTTGAAATATAACCCGTCCGCAAAGCTGAGCTTGTCGTTTGAAACCATGCAGCCGAGCGCGGACCTGATGGTGCCTTCGCTCGCCGTGTGGAGTGTTCTATTGTCGCAGTCCTTGGATGCCAGCCACGACTTTAGGCGGCGGGTAATCCCGCGGACGCCCTCACCTTCTGGCCTGCAGGCGGCGACAAAGCTGTGGGAGTTGAGGGAGGCAATCTGCTGGGGTTTGGTCAGTGGTTTGGCTTTCGGTCCAGACGCTTCCGCACTCTCTTCCGGCGGCTCAGTCTGAGTCCAGAATATCGTGCCATCTGTGGCGTGCCGCAGCCAGACTGTGAGCGTTTTGTCGCCGTTGGGGTGTGTCGCCCAAGCGCGTGTGCCGCGCTTCGCCAGAGCCAGCCTGTAAGTGTCTTCGCCGGCATTCTGCAAGATCATGACGGCTCGAGCCCAGTTCACCAGCTCGGACGATCCAAGGCCCTCATAAGCGAGATCGGTGAGCGTCTGCGGACGGCCGGGCTTGCCGTTCTGTTGGCGCTGCGGCTTGCCGGTATGGTGAGCGGACAAGAGCGCGGCACCGGTTGAATGCAAGACAGGATCGAGCCAGACGCGGCAGAATTGGCTGACTTGTTCCTGGCGGGAAACGTCGATGCCGGCGAATGAAAGGAGTGGATCTACCAGCACCAGGTCGGCTCTGAAATCCTCAATTTCACGCTGCAACCAGAGGCAGAAAGATTGGCCTATTTTGCCCTTTATCGAACGGAATCTTATGTTCTTTTCGACTATATCAGGATCAAAATCCAGATTTAAGCCGCTGTTTATTCCGCGCGCCATCTCGGCTAGATCCCCTTTGTCGTTCTCGGCCTGGATGAGCAGCACGCGGAGCGGTCGCGATGGCGTGATGCCGAACATCGCCTGGCCAGTGGCCCAGGCAAGGCCGAACTGCAGGAGCAGGGCTGATTTGCCTACGCCAGATGGTCCGATGAGCCATGCGGCTTGGCCGCGGCAGAGGTAGCGCGTTGTGCGGCCGTCGTGAACTCCGATCAGGTTGTTGGCATCGCGCGACGTGTCGAAGTTCACCAGGTCGGCCCATTTGAGCGTCTCGCCGCCTTTGTGGCCGGCATCGAAGATGTCAGCGAGGTCGGAGTGAATGGAGAATTTGAGGTCGTCAAGATCTCCGTCGTAATCGTAGATGCGTCCGACCAGGTCGGTGCACGTGGAAATAATCCGGCGCAGCTCGTGCTTTTCGGCAACGATGTCGAGGTAAGAACTCAGGTTGGCCGCCGATGGTACGGCGTCGGGGAGTTTGGACAGATAGACCAGACCGCCGGCCTCGTCGAGCTGCTGCCGATCCTTGAGCCGTTGCTGAAGCGTGATGACGTCGATATCGGTTCGATTCCGGCGCATGTCGATCAGCGCGGAGAATATCGTCTGGTGGCGCAGATCGTAAAACGCCTCTGGGCGGGCCTTGAAACGGTCCAGGCAATCCTGCAGGCAGGTCGGGTCAAGCAGAATGCAGCCCAGGACTCCGCTCTCCGCTTCGGGTGAATGCGGCGGCAGGCGGTCGGAGGATTCGCCGTTGACGTGGGGTTTGGATTTTCGTTTGGTCACGCGATTACCTCAAGACCCCTGATGACTTTCAACGCCGCCAGAGTGGACGCCTTCACCTCGTGGAGCATGGCGAGGTCGTGCTGCTTGGCGTGGACGGCACCGGCCAGGATGGACAGATCGCAGCCGGCAACGTCGATGCGTTCGGCGGGAGAACCGGCTTTGAACTCCGAGGGATCGCGATCCGCTATCAGACTTTTAAGCGGGATAATTCGCTCGGGTTGATGCGTGAATTTCTGCTTAATATGCAAACCGTCCGGCTGAAAAGTGATGACATAAGGTGTTTTTTCATAGGTGATCTCCGCTCTGCTGATTCGATGTCGTGTCTTCATTTGGGGGCGACGAATCCGCGATGGTTAGGAATTGTGGGAACGACCAAACGATGTGATACTCAAATCCGAGGGACTCAGCCCAGGCTTTGACGCCCTGCTGATCTGGGGTGAGCTTGCCGGTCTTGGTTTTGCATTCGACAAGGAGCACGCGACGGCCATGGCAGAGCAGAACAAAATCCGGTTCGCCGGGCGTGCGGAAGGTTGAGTGCGCCATCGAGCCGTGGAAAGGGAGCCAACCGCGGCGTCGGCATTCCTTCAAAATGTCTGCGTGCAGGTCGGACTCATCCTCCACGGCATCGCGGGCCAGCTCCTGGTCGCCTTCGGAACGCAGCATCGTCTTCCGGGCGTTGTGCTGGGCTACGTCGCGATCTGTCCAATGGGAAAAGAAGCTCATATGTCGTGTCCGCATTCGTCGCACTTGAGATCGTCCGGCTGGCAGGTTTCGCCGCAAGTCGGGCAGAGCTTTGGATTTGCGATTGAAAGTAAAACATCGGCATGGCAGGGCGACGACTTGCACCAGCAGGCAAGGTTTTTGCCGCGTAGCTCTCGCCGCACTTCTTCGACCGTTATCGGCAATTCATCGGCCAACAGATGCGCCCGGAAGTGGTCCACAGCCTGGAATACGTTGCAATCTTTGCCGACACGAAACGGATTGCCCCACTTCGACGGGCGCGCCACGCTCACAGTATTCGGCGGCATCTTCCAGCCCTTCGCTCGCGACAGTTGCACGCGGACCGGATTCACTGTGACCTCTCTATGTAAAAGTAGAGCGCGTGGTTGCTGCACTTCGGGTCATTGCATGTCCATACGTCGGTGTCCCCGTTGGCCAGGTGCCTCACCCGGACATGGCTGGCTCGCTGTTTGCATACTGGACATCGGAAATCCGAACCAGCCGGTGCATCCATTGTCGGCCTCTGCGGCACTGGCGGCATGGGTCCAGGTGGTTGGCCTTTTATCATTTCAGATTTCTTTCGCCTTGTGCCCATTCCTCCTCAGCGCCATGGCCTCGGCCTCTTCCAACGTGGAACCAAATCCGACCAGGTGGAACACCGTGACCTCGCCGGATAAATACCCATCCTGTTGCATAGGTCGCCTCCGGATCTCGCCGACCTGGAATCTCAGCCATGGATTCAGCGTGGCTTCTTCAATGTGACGATTGAATAATGGCATGGTTATTATTAGTTCTTTGTGTCGTCGAGTTCCTCGATCAATCGCTTGCGGCATGACTCTTTAAGCGCGGATATTTGCCCGGCGAAAGCGGCGTCCGTTTCGATTTGATCCCTTACGCTCCTGTAGCCGTGTGTGATGGTCCCGTGATCCTTGCCGAAGATGCGGCCTATTTCAGAGTAGCTGACCTGGTCCAGCTCCCGCGCCAGGTAGAACACAATCTGCCGTGGCCGCGCCACCGTGCTGACCCGCGTCTTCATCAAGAGCTGGTCGATGTTAAGCTTGAATCGCTGGCAGACTTCAAGAGCCACAATTCGCACGGTGACTTTGCCATCGCTGCCGCACATCTTTCCCTTTTCCAGTTCGGAAACCTCCCGCCTCAATCGCGCAAGTTTCAAGAGCTTGCACTTTCTGGCCTCCAGCGCCTCAATCTCCGATTCCAACGTTAGACTTTCGCCGTGTGTTGTCATGCTTGGCTTCTTGGCCGCGCCGGTTGTTTCCCGGCGCGGCCGTAGTCGAATACCGTTTACGGCTGTTCGGTCGGCGTGTCCGCAGTGACGGTGGCGCTCACTGCTTCACCGGCAACCACGTTGACCGTCAGCGTGCCGACGATCTTCGTGCCATCCTTGTCCGTCGAGGTTACGGAGAGCTGGACACCATCACCTTCGGCGACCGCCGCGGCGACCGCTGACAAACCGTCAGCAGCCGGAGTCACGGCTACCTTTGTCGGGTCGGACGATGTCCAGGCTGGAACGTCATCTGGTTGGGTCGGCTGCCCCTTCTTATCCAAGAACGAAACCGCTAGGCCGGCTTGCTGCGTATCGGTCAAAACTAACGTTGGATTCATGATTTTACTTTCGTTGTAATGCCTGCTCAGACACCGGCCCGATCACGAGCCGCAGAGACGGCAGGCGTTGTTCTCTTACCGCGATTGTCAACAGGACACGCGGCTGTTGTTCGCTGCACCCGGGACGATGGAGGAACCACGCCCGGAGATTGAAAAAGCGTCTGTTCATAAAAGCACCGCCTCCTTCGGCTTATTCAGGTCCGCAAAGAACTGTCGCGCCTCGGCTGCGGTGGCGTGCCAGGCGTCCGGGTGTCCCATCTGCGCCATCCCATCTGCGCCATTATCTTGCGCTGCGCGTAGCTGGCCATATTGATTGGCTTGTGGGCGAAATAGAGCGAGAGCAGTTTCGAGGCGTGTCCCTTGCCGCGAATCGTCGAAAGGTCGATGTGCGCCTTGCTGAGCCACTTGGTTTGCTTCTCCGTGATTGCATCGCTCTCCCATTTCATCGTCGGCTCAAACTCAGCCGTCTCCATCGAGTGATATTGCATGGCGAATTCCTCTGCGGAAACGGTCTTGGCCTGCTTGTTCTTGTTTTCCTCCAACCGCTTCCGCAGCGCTTCTTCGCGTTGGGACGTGGCCGTTTCGACCAAGCCAACCAGGTCCAGCTCGGCCACAAGCTCGGCGGTCAGGCCTGCGGCGTCCTGGGTGAGTTCCGTGATCTGCTCGGCTTCCTCTTGGGTCTTGGCGACCAGGTGCGCCGGGCGGCAAACGAGTTTCTTCGATGCCTGATAGAGAAAGTCCATCAGCAGACATTCGGTCTTTCCAGCAGCGATGCGGGCTCCGCGGCCAATCATTTGACAATTTCCGACGATGGCGACTTTCCCGTTTCGTCGGGTAATAAGCGTCCCGATCTCGTTCTCAACACACCAACACGATTCCGGCTTGTATCCTTCAGCCTGCCAAGAGGGGCGGTCACCGGAATGTCCTCCGACGCGGGAAAATGACTGCTTCTTGAGATGTAAAACCCAGATTGCATTTTGAGCGTGCTGGAACGATAGGTTTGCGCGGTAGCCATTGAGTATGGCCAGAATCTGAATCTTCTCAGCTCGCTCTTTCTTCCCAAAGCAAATGTGATATGATCGGCGCGTCCAGCCATCTGTGTTTAACTGTTTTGCTCCGTCCCCAAGGTGCACAGCCTCAATGAATACGTCGAACTGGCGCTCTGTCATCTGAAAGAGCAGTGGCGAAACGTCTTTTGAAATCCACGTCTCCAATCGCCCCCATCCAGTCAAATGCCTATCCCTGCCGCGCGGCTTTCCTTTTGAAATTGTCCAGCGGACACAATCACTGCTACTTTTATATGCATCGGTCCTCTTGTATACAGCACGGGTAAACTTGAAACCGCAGCCCCTGATGCAGGCCTCGATCTGCTCCAACCACGGCTGATGTTCGCCTTGCGTAATGGTGATTGCGTTATTCAGTTTGTTGATCGTCCCATCGGTCAATACCCATCCGATGAAACGCAGGTCGTCGTCTGATAGCGGAACACCTGCGGCACGCTGCCTGCCAGAGACTGGGATGTATGAGGTGTCCCTTAGTGCGGCCAGTTCCGATGCCGTCTTAAACTTCCAACCCGTCTTGCCTTTGTGATCGTAAAGCATCCTATGCTGGTCTGTGACGCGAATATCGACCGACTGAGATCTGAGTGAAATGAAGCGCTCATCGGGTTGTAGATGTTGGCGAATCACCCCCGTTGCTGGCGTGTAGATTATCTGCCCAGTCTTTGGATGAAATGCTGCCACAGAGTCACCAACAGCGACCGTCTTCGACCATCCGGCTTCGGTCAGCACTTCGGTCTCACTGTCGAGGCAATAAAGAGTGACGCTCTTGGTTGGCCGGCAGGGCACGATGCAGTCCACCTCTGGGATGTCCACGCCGCGCGTGAGCAGCATCGAGTTTGACAGCACGTCGAAATCGTAGCGTCGGAACCTGGCCAGCTTGGAATCGCGGTCGCCATCTACGCCGAAGATGTATTCGCTCGACAGCCCGATGCTCCGGGCGACGTCGTTGAACTTCTCGCATGTCTTGATGAGCGGCAGGAAAACCAGCGTGCGGCGGAAGGCCGCGTGTTCCTGAATGGCCTTCGCGATCTCCCCCAGGTGCGGGGTGATTATTTCGTCCGCCTCCTCTTCGGTGAAGTCCTTGCCGGCGCCACGGCCGGAAACATCGAGCGTGATCGGCAGCATCTTGATGGAGATGGGCGACAGGAAGCCTTTGCCGATGAGCGAAACCAGATTCTCGCGCTCGATGCAATTCTCGTAATACTCGCCCAGGTTGCGGCGGTCGGTGCGATTGGGCGTCGCTGTGAAGCCAAGCACCTTGGCCGTGCCGTCGAAATGCTTCAGCACTGTTTGCCATGAAGTTGAAACTGATTTGTCCGCTTCGTCCGCGATGACAAGCCCGAAGCCATCGCCGGGCCAGCGGTCCAGGCGCTTGGCCATGCTCTGAACAGTGGCGACAACGACCTGCGCTTCTGCATTGGCTCGCCACTCGGCTTTCTCAACTTCACTGTGAATCCCGGCCACCTTTTGGAGTTTGTCCTTTGTCTGCCACACCAGCTCATCCTGGTCCACGAGAATCAGCGCGCGGTGGCCGGCCTCGGTAAATTCCTTTGTGACCCATGAGAACATGCAGGTCTTGCCGGAGCCGGTCGGAGAGACAACGAGTTGCTTGGTGAAGCCGTCCTTCCACCCTTTGCGGATGTCGGCCAGGTAGTCGGATTGGAACGGGTGCGGGATCATTGGGTATCCAGCGGGCTCGGGACACTCAGCGCTGTCGCATGGCAATAGCCTGCCGTTGTCTCAATCTGCTTGTGCCCCATCGCCTCCGATAACGCCTTCATGTTCACGCCGCGATCCAAGCTGTGAGTTGCGTAGGCATGGCGAAGCTCGTGTGGCACAGCCATAATGCCGGTTCGGCGCCGGGCCTCTTTCACGGCGCGTTGTATCGAATCAGTCAGCATGTGCCAGCGCACCATTCGCCCGGTCCTCGGATCGGCACATGGATAGCGGAGTGGAAATAGCCATGCCCAACCGAAATTGAATTCCATCTCCGGGTATTTCTTTGCAAGTTGATGCGGCAGTTGAATTGGCAGCTTGTTCAGCGCGTCCTTGCGCCAGACATGACGAGCGAAGTCCACCTGCTGCGTCAGCGCCGACGTAAGGGAGCATGGAAGTTTTACCACGCGGTCCTTGCCACCCTTCGCTCCCATGATGAACAGCTCCGACCTGTCCAGTTTCAAATCCTTCACGCGAAGACTTACCGCCTCAGAGACTCGCAGGCCGCAACCATAGAGCAGTCGAGTTGCCAGGTTCGTGGGATAGCCTCCAATGTCCTTTATAGCGTCCAGTAAACGCAACGTGTCCTGCCTGCTCGGGCATGTCCTGACATGCGCCGGTCTAACGGCACGCAGCGAATCAATGTCATTCAGTTTGATCCCGAGGACATCCCGGTAAAAGAAAAGGATCGCGTTAAAAGCCTGGTTTTGCGTGCTCGCAGCCACGTCGTGTTTCGTCGCCAGCTCGGTCAGAAACCGCTCCATCTTCTGCTCGCTTGAGATGCTGTTCGGCATCTGACGGACTGCTGCCATGTATTTCCTAAGCCAGAATGAATAGACCTGCTCTGTGGCGATGGCCTTGTGCTGCCTTCGTGCCACTTCCCTCAACCGTTCCAAAGCGCGCAACTCATTCATGTTCAATAGAAATAAATCCTAACCAGTCGGCTTAATCACTGTTAGGGCGCATCAGTCGCGGAGGTATTCGTCCGTGCGATGGGTGGCGATGCCTTCCGTGAGTTCGATAGTGTTCTGGTCCACATGAGCCGCGCAGTGTGGATGGCAGTTTTCGTTCAGCCACTTGATGAGCGGCTTGGCGGCTTCGAGCATTTGTTCCTGTTGGTCTTTCGTGATGGTCATATTTGATTTCGGTTCGTGCGCCCTAACCACTGCATGGAGCACAACGGCGGGCGCGTTGCCGTCGTGCAGATTCGTGCGTCACTTGTGCCCGCCGTGGCTCATGCAGACGTTAGCCTGCTTTCGTGCATTTGAGCGTCAGCACCTTTTTACCTTCGCTTTTGATGCTGTCTTTTTCGTAGTGCTCGCATTGAGATAGCGGCACTGCGCCTTGCACGTTTGTTTGTATGCCAGCCACACATGGCTTTGCTTTCATGTCCAGTGCTTTCAGGTGCGGGAGTAGTGGGCATTGTTCGCACGTTATTTCCCACGCGCCTACGCAGCTACCTTTGTCAGCACGCAGGCTAACAACGCGCTGCACCGCAACGCCCGTTGGACGCTGCGAGTTATCCGCTTTGAGTTCAGGTTTCATAAAGTTTTCTGGTCGGGCGTGGGTGAGCTTGTGCCGTTAGGGCGAAGGGCTGCGATTCTCATGGTATTGTTCCAGAGCCATTCTTCGAGGATGCGCCGTGCCGCTTCGGATGCGTTCACACCGAACAGCCCGCTTCTGACGAGTGTGTTCAGGTCGGCTTCCATGCCTTGCGAGACTTCGACGTGCAGGATTGGTTCGAGGTGGCAGGTTACTTTCACGCCCACCGCGTGTGCGGATGCCACCAAGTCTTTGAGCGTTGGTTTCGCCCTAACAACGCGCTGCTGCGAATCAGGGCTACGCTTTCGGGCTGGTCGTCCGAACACTTGCTCTCGAAGTTGCTTTTTTGTGAAGGTTGGTTTCATAAAGTTTTGCCGCCCTGATCGCAGAGCTTACCGTTAGCGGAATGAGTCTCGCGCCGCTTGGATAAATTCCGCCGCGAGTTGCGGAACGATTGCATTGCCGTAGCCCCGCAGGAGTCCCACTCGATGGGGAATCCCATCAGCCAGCGGGAATGCGCCGGGTTCAAAGCGCCGTGCTTTCCCGTCTTCGCAGCACACGACCAGATTTGTCGTCCCAGGAGGCCATTGGTAGTCACATTCGAGTATGCGCTCGTTCCGTCCTTGTGATCCCGCACCGTTGGAGTTGCCAATCCTGTCAGCACCGCTTGCTGACTCAGCGGGACTCCGGTGTCTTGTGGTCGCGCAGGTAGGTTGCCCCGCGTTCCGTCCTGCGCCGTTGGCGAGCACCAGCCCGTTAGTGCCGCCTCGTTGTTCAGACTCGCCGTTCCCGCTTTGGCGTTCCTTGCCTTGGGATTCTTTTCCACGCCTCGAATTGCGTCGCCGCTGGTTGGTGTGCGCCACCCAGTATAGCCGTTGTCGGATGTGCGGCGCGCCGAGGCCCGCAGCGCACAGATCGGCAGCCCCGACTTCATAGCCCAGACCTTCCAGGTCAGCGCGTATTCCGGCGAGCCATTCACGCCCAAGCGGACTCGCAACTTGTTCTCCAAACGTGATTGTAGCGTCGCCGAAAGTGATGAGGTCGCGGAAGACGGGCCAGAGGTGTCTTTCGTCTTTAGTGCCGAGTTGCTTTCCGCTTTGCGAGAATGGCTGACAGGGACACGAGCCGGTTCGCACTGGCTGGTTGTCAGGCCATCCGGCGAGTCGGAGCGCAAGCGGCCATCCGCCGATGCCGGCGAAGAAGTGTTGTTGAGTGTAGCGAGTGAGTTCATAGGGCTTCACGTCCACGATGCTGCGTTCATCCACATCACCAGCCGAGATGATGTCGGCGCGGATGAGTTCGCGCAGCCATGCGGCAGTCTTCGGGTCATTTTCATTGTAGTAGTTCACGTTTCACAAATTCCGCTAACCAATCACTGGAGCGAACGTGCGCCGCGCACGTCGCTCAGTTCTGCGTTCATGCCTTGACTTCCCCATCCTCGATAACAATGGCCGCCGGGTCCTTCGATCCAACCACCTCGATCCACACCTGCGCGCTGGCCTTCTCCGCCATCTCCGAGACGAGCTTCATGCTGTCCTCGTCCAGCAGCGACCCGTCGCGAATCAGGATCACCCGGATCTGAGGGTTGAGTGCCAGCCCGATGCTGACGGCCGCCTGAAGCTGTCGTGCCTGGCTGCCCTGCGAGAACGGCACGCCGTTGAGCAGCACGCCGCGCTCTTCGTCGAACGAGAGCCCGGGCATCGGGAATTCGGCAAACTCGATTTGCGCGGCTTTCTCGGCGTCGAATTCAGCGATGGCTTGAGTCAGTGCCTTGGCCTCGGTTTCGATCCGGACCACCTCCGCCTGCGCTTCATTGTGCCGGCGGTTGGCTTCAATCTTGGCGTTCGTGGACTGAATGTCGTCGATCTGTTTGCGCAACGCCGATTCGTCGATGTTCTGGATCGTGGCAATCTCAGCCTTCATCCGCTCCGATTCGACCTTTGACTCCGCGTGCGCCTTGGTCTTGGCTTCAATCTGCGACCGGGTATCGGCCAGCATCTTTTCCAGGGTCTTGACCTTTTCTTGCAGGGACCGGATGTCCTCGGACAGATCGAAGGTCTTGTTCTCCTGCTCCGTCACCGCGCGCCGGCGCTGGTTGATCTGCGCGTTCTTGGATTGCGCATCGCCAAGCTGTTTGGCCAGGTCCACCACCTCGACGGGCTTCTCCGGCAGCGATGGATCAAACGGGTAGCCGCCGAGCCTGGCCCGGGCCGATTCCAGCTCGCGGTTCCGCACGGCGCGCTCATCGAAGGCGCGCTTGCGTTCCGTGTTGAGCTGCGTGAAGTCCAGCCCGACCAGCTTTCGCAGCAGCTCCATCTGCTCCGCCGACTTCATGCGCACGAAGCTCAGCGGGTCGAACGTGACTTTGGAGATTACGCTGTCCAGCAACGCCTGCGGCGACTTCTGCGGGACGCCCTCCGCATTGCGCACCTCCAGGACCGTGCCGCCCGGCGTGAACCTGCGTTCGATGCTGCAAATCCCGGACAGCTCTTCCGACAGTTTGAGCCTGACAACGCCGCGCTTCTCGCCTTTGCGCAGAGGTTCATCGCAGATTTCCTTTTCGCCGCGGAATGCGTAGTCGATGCTGTCCAGCGCGGAGGACTTGCCCTGGTCGTTTTTGCCGGTCAAAACGACGGTGCTGCCCTTGGGCACGATGCGGATGGCGCGCAGCCGTTTGATGTTCTCGGCCTGGAGTTCGATGATGGTGGCGCTCATTTGTCAAGTTCAAGGACGTGCATTCTGTTTGTGGCACCCGTCGCGCGTGAAAACAGTTCCGGCCAGAAGTATTGGCCTGAGTCGTCCATCATCCGCTTGGCCGCGATGCACTCCAGCGAGCTGGCACCGCGCCTTTGAGCCACCGCCTTGAACCAACCGAATTCATAGTCGTGCGGGCGGAGTTTCAGAAGCGGACGGCCCAGATCGTCCATCTCACCGGTCGGCACCAGGTGGAACAGCTCGTGGTCCAACAGGGCCTGGCGCTCGCCATCGTTTGCCTTATCCCACCAGTCTCCGTCGATGGATATTTCTGCGTCGGCCCTTCCCAATGCCCTCTCCTTGAGCGAAACCTTTTTCGTGATGCCAAGCGCTCTGACTCCGTGCAGCTTCAAGGCGTCGGATGTCAGTTCACAGGTGATTTCATCCCGGTCACCGAACGCAAACACGAAGTCGATGCGGACCTTTTCCAGCGCCGTGTTGCATTCTTTGATGACGTTCTTGGCCATCTTCTCAACCGACTCATCGCAGCGTTTGAATGTGCTCATGTTTTTTCCTCTCCTGAAAATTGAAGCGCAATCCGCGCGGCGGCCTTGTAGGTTTCGGCGCGGATCAAATGACATTCTGCAGTGAATCTTTTCTTTGCAGCGTCGGACGCGGACGGGTTCTTGAGCACGTCGAGCGCAATCTCTTTAGCCCGTTCGGTAAACCGCACAGCCTCTGTTTCGAGTTTGGCGCTAATGAGGTTCACAGTTGTCCTTTCCACCCGTCAACCATGCGGACGAATGCCGGGGTTTTGGTCGTGATGTTTTTGAAGGCGCTCTGCGTTGTTTGATTCAACGGCTTTCCTTTTTCGAGCCAGCCGCGGTGGACCATGTAATCAATCCCGCGTTTCGGCTGCGGTAACGCGGACAGCGAGGCTTCCAGCTTGGCAACCTCTTCTTCAGAGAGCAGCCCCGTCGAGTCGGCAGGTGGCGCCTGCCCCGCCGGAGGGGTGACTACCGGGGCTGATGTGGTTGGTTCCGGCAAAACAGGTGGCGGAGCCGGGCTCGCTTCGGGTTGATGCTCCGGCTCCGGCTGGGCTGGGGATGATTCGACGGTGACGGCGGATGCTTTCTCTTTTTCCGTCAGAGAGGCGTTCAGACGTTCGGCGCGGACTGCGGATGATTCCTCGCCGATGGCTGCGACAGCGGCCTGCGCCTGCCCGGCTGGCGTCACGTCCTCTTCGTCCAGCAGCGAAAGTCCGACCATCGAAAACGTTGTGCGCCGTTTGGCCTTGGTTTCGGACTTCATCAGGGCGTTCGCCGCCAACTCAGGATTGTTGGCATTGAAAGGCACCGCCCCGATGCCCTCGTCCTCCCGGCCATCCTTTGTGAACGCCTTGACGCGCGTCACGATGCAGCCGAATTCAACCTTGCGATCAAGCACCTGGATGGAGATGCCGTGGATCTGGCGGAGCTGCTCGGCGCAATCCTTTTTGGCGTAGAGCTTCAGCTTGCCTTGAAACGTGATCCACTCGAACGGGAACCCGAGCGGGTTGAGTCCGGTGAATTTGCACAGCGCGTTGTAATACTTCACCTGGCCCTCGGCGGTGAGCCGTCCGAGGTTGCCCGAGATGGCGGCCTGCAGGTCGGGCCAGGAGATGTCCACCGGCAGCGACACGGTGTCCTGCGCCAGGGGTTCCGGTTTTACGATTGATAGAGCTTGGGTTGTCATGATTTAGAGTTAGTGTTTGCGTGCCCACTTGAGGCACATCCGAAGGTGTCCGGCGCCAGCGTCTTTGGCAGAGTTGTATCCCGCTGAATCCACTTCAGAGCCAGAGATACTGGGAATCCCACACTGGCATCCTTTGGCTTGGCACGGCTTTCCAGCGTGAAATACCATCGTCTCGTATTTACGTTGAAAGCCGATGTCCTCGCCTGGCCAATTCTTTTCAAGCCATTCCGCTTCGGCGCGCTCAGATCCGCCATGTCGCGGATGAACGAATTCACCAACGGTCGAAATCAGGTAGCGACCGACTTGCGTTGCAAGATGAAACCGACACCAACGTCCGCAGATAAAATGCGCAGCGCTGCCAAACCACTTCCAGTTGTGGACTGGAATGTCGGATTTTCGTTTTGCTTTTTCGCTCACTGCTCGATCCTCCGCTGCGCATAATCCGGCAGGCTCAACACGTTGATTTTGTCCGCATACCCCGGCCACTTCCCCGACTTCACGCATTCGGCGTAGCGCTTGAGCCAGGCGCGATATTGCAGCATCCCGGTTTGAAGCGATTGATCGTCCAGGACATGCGGCTTCAAATCGTGCGGCGGCTCGTTCTCGACGGCGATGAACAGGTGGAATGGAATCTTGCCGGTGATGGCCTTCACCCCGGAGATGTAGTTCGCGGCCTGCGCTGCGTAACCCATCGAGTCGCAATCTTTGCCGAATGACCAATCAGCCGCATCCTTGGTCGTTTTGATTTCTACGATGGCTGGCAGACCGTCCAGACCGGAGAACTCCGCAATGAAGCGGTCCATCCGACCCTTGCACCACAAGCCAGTCTCCGAATCCTTCCACAGCATCGAGACTTCGTTCTGTCCCGGGCACGTCAGGAATGGAGCCGCAGCTTTCGACGCGCGGATCGCCGTGGCCATGTCCCTGATCTTCTGAACGTCGCTCAAGAGCGGCTCATCCTCTTTGCTGCCCTGCCGAATCAGCAGACGTTTCCCGGCAGCCTCTTCATGCTTGGCATAAACCGCTTTCCCGTCAGCGGTCCTCCGGTCGCACGGCGGGCAGATGTAAAATGACTGCTCGAACCTGGCAGTCTCCAACGTCGCGATGTGAATTGCGGAGCCAAGGACCATTGCCGGCGTCGGCTTCTTCGGATGGTCCATCTCCCATTTGCACTTCGACGCCGTTTTTCTGATGTGCTTCAGCGTCGAAAAGTTCACGGCTGGCCAAGCGGTGTAATCCTCGAAGGACACGCCGGGATGCAGGCCGGCTGCTGGTAGGTCCACGGGGCTCATGCTCAGTCCTGGACCTGTCGTTGCATCTGCGAGAAGTAGTCGTATTCCTGGACGCGACCGACTTCCCAGATGCCGGGAGACAATCGAATCGGCTTGTGCTCTTCGTGAACGACCGTTGCGGCCTTGGTCAGTTTTAGCAGCATCCGTTCGCCGATTTGAATCAGCTCCGCCTCATCGTCCTCGATGACGTGTGAGTGGCCGGATTCGCCGTGCGCGAGGATGAGGCGTTTGTGTGAGATGATCTTTTGTTCACCAGCCGGAAATCTATCCAGCTTGCGCAGCAGGACATCGCCCTGCTGACAGGTCTTTGTTGCGAGTTTGATTTTCATTTTATGTGAGGATCTCGGCATTTTCGTGCCACCGTTGATTTCTCCAATTCAAAGCCTCTGCCACAGTGCCGCATGACGGATCGACGCCTTCCAGATGCCACACGCCGACCGAAGGGTTGAGCATTCGTAAATAGCGGGCATCGGTGACTTCATCGGAGAGTCGAACGGAAAGAAGCTGGTAATCCCCCGATTTGTTGAGTGATTTATGTGGCAGCTTTGAAAGCATTCTCTCGACGCCGATTTTCCTGATTAGCTCCCGTCGCTGATCTGCGTTTGGTTCGGCGAGCACAGTTTGTGGATCTATCTTCTCTGCTGGCGTTAAAACGTATTCGGGATTCATCCTGATCCCGTGCAGCGCGAAGATCCCCCAGCCGTCAGGATAAGATAATGCCATGCCCCCATCCCTATGCAGTCGCCCACGTTCATCACGCTGGAGTGAGTTGTGCCGCTCTGAAACCCAACAAAGTTTTGCGTGCGGTAAAAACCAGCCGGCACCTTTGGCAATTTTCCAAAGGCCATCTAGCTTCGCGGTTTGGTTATCTAGCCCACAGACCTCCTTGAAAAACTCGTAGAATCCAAGCCAGTTGGCATCATGTTGACCGTAGCCGCTGTCCCTCACGCTGGCTGGCCCACACGCTGGCTGGCCCCACGCTGGCCCACACGCTGGCCCCCACGCTGGCCCTGGCCCACACGCTGTCCCTCACGCTGGCCCTCACGCTGTCCCTCACGCTGTCCCTCACGCTGGCCCACACGCTGTCCCTCACGCTGGCCCTCACGCTGTCCCTCACGCTGGCCCTCACGCTGTCCCTCACGCTGGCCCACACGCTGGCCCTCACGCTGTCCGCTCCCACACGCTGTCCCTCACGCTGTCCCCCACGCTGGCCCACACGCTGTCCCTCACGCTGGCCCACACGCTGTCCCTCACGCTGGCCCACACGCTGTCCCCCACGCTGGCCCACACGCTGTCCCCCACGCTGGCCCTCACGGAAGTAGGGAGATTGAATAGAATTGCTCTCGTCAAGGCTTGGGACATTGGCGAGCCGCACCAAACAACCTTTGGTATGGGCAGCCCTGCTGCTTCGTATGTGCTCCAAACTCCCTCGACGGCCATCGAGCGATCTGCCGGTTCGGTGCTCAATCCAATTTTAGTCCACCTGTCAACGAACTCAGGAAAGCGGGCGACCTGTTCCGGCGTCAGTTTTTCAATCCTCATTGGTCTTTTCCTCGAAATGAAACCCGCCATCATCCTGCCGCCCCATCGGCGCTCGAAGTAGCATCCATCCCAACACCGAAAGTGGAACGACTACGAACACTCCGAACAGGATGCAAAAGGCGAGCGTCATGCAACCTCCGTCATGGTTGACTGCCAGAACTGGCGCAGCTCGTAATCGTCCAGGGCTTCGAGCCGGCCCAGCACCATGTCGGGCCGAAACTCTTCGACCTGCTGAATCATCCGCTGGCGCATCTTCAACGCGCGGAGCTCGCGGCGGATCGCGGTTGATTGAACGGCTATCGTGGCGTCGATGGTTTGGGTTGTCATGTTTATTCGGTCCTCGGAAGAACAGCCAGGGTTGCTGGTTGCGAGACCGGACCCGCGCTGTGAAACGCGGAACGACCGCTGGCTGTTCTTCGGGGAACTGTTTATTTCCGGTCTCGCATTCACTGGCGATGATGATTACGACGGAAGTGGAAAATATGGAAGCCTTAAAAACCCTCATTATCACATAGTAGAAACCCTTACCCACATCGGGATCAGGCGAAGGAGTTTTGGGGGCAAATTGCCGGTTCGGCGTAAATCCCGCCTTTTCAACCCATTACATGAAACCGCATAAAATGCGTAAATAAGTATTGACTCCATTCGCGTTTTGTGCGAATATGAGGACATGAAAAACAAACTGATTCCGCTGACAGCTTCGAACAACACTCCCGGTGAGTATGAACCGACTTTGGTCGGGCACGGCTTCCAATATCGTCAGCTTGTAAAAGCTGATGGACTTGAGAACTCGTTTTACACCAAGCACGACCATCAGGGGTTTTCGTTCCGAAAGGATTTGGACGGACTTGTCCATCGTTGCGGGGGGATGCCCATTATCCAGTTGGATGATGGTGGATTGTTCGCGATTCAAAACGCAGACTCTGTTCTGTCTAAAGACCTCTCGGGAAAGAGTTGGAAGTGAAATTCTCAGAGCAACTCAGAGCAGAGATTGACCGCCTCGGACTCACCCAGGCTGAGGCGGCAACATTGCTTGACGTATCGCCTCGGGCGGTGTGGAAGTGGTTGCACGATGATGAACCTCTGGCGGTCACGGCAGAAGGCGTCATTGCCCGGCTCAAACGGGCGAAGGCAAAGAAGTGAAAACCGAACGCGACATGACGCTGCTCCGCGACTGGTCCGGCGAGGATTGCGCCGGCTGGCTCATCTCGGAGAAACTCGACGGCTGCAGGGCGTATTGGGACGGCGCGGCGCTCTGGACGCGGGACGGCAACCGGATCCCGGCGCCCTCATGGTTTACGGCCGGATTTCCAGCGTGGCCATTGGACGGTGAGCTGTGGGCGGGCCGGGGGCAGCTTGAAACAGCTCGGCTTGCCGCACAATGGGGTAAATTCGCGCCTGGCATCGCCTACAGGGTCTTCGACTGCCCGACCGCTCCCGGAACATGGATTGAGCGGATGGCGGCTGCCCAATGGGCCATCCTGGACGCTCCGCACGCCTCAGCGGTGAGCTTTCAACCCTGCCGTGGCGTGGATCACCTTTCCGCCGAATACTTCCGCCTGACCGCAGCCGGCGCGGAAGGCGTTGTCTTGCGCCAGCCGACGGCCACGGGATACGGGCCCGGGCGGTCCCGGCACGCACTCAGGATCAAGCCGGGCATCGCGCACGAGCATCTGCTCTACGAGCGCGTCAGCCTTGTTCAGTAAAACTCGTCCAGCGCCGCGGAGCATTGCAGTAGCGCAGCCGCAGCCGCGGCCCGTCGCGCGTCCATGGCGGACTGGCTTGTGTCGTCCATGGCGACCGACCGGATCAGCTCAGGCTGGATGCCGTAGTAATCGTTCCCGACCATCTGGCGAAGTTGGTAGTCAACCGCGTCCGACGGTCCCTCGAGCACGACCTGGAGCGTGGCCAGCCCAACCTTGAGCAGCCCGGCGTTGATTAACCCCTTGGCGTCAAACCGGCTGTCCGAGACTCCGCACCCGAGCGAGAGGACCTTGACCTGCTCTTGATCGCCCCAGAGCTTCACCGCGTCGGCGTAGGCGCACATTGCCGGGGAGTTCGCCACGACGCCTCCGTCCCAAAGCACCATGCCATCCAGTTCGAACAATGGGAAGTAGGTCTGCGCCGCACTCGTCGCCCGGCAGGCCTGCCACATCAGATATTGTCCGGTCAGAGAGTCCCAGGACTTGAAGAACGCCGGCTCGACCTGCGCCCCGGCGATGTTCATGGATACGATCCCGAGTCGAGTCTTGGCGTCGCTCACCTTGGCCATCCCCATGCGCTTGCGAAGCGCCATCTCGATTGGAAGGGCCGGATAGCGCGGCTCGACGATGCCGTCCTTGCCGAAGAAAAGTTGGTGGAATATCTGCGGACCGTCCGTCGTGAAGAAGTCGCACGTCTCAGCCGCCGAGTGGCCGAGGCTGAGGCTCGCGCCGATGATGCCGCCGATGGACGTGCCGTAGATGAGGTCGAAGAGTTCCCAGCACGGCTTTCCCGACCGCCGCTCAAGCTCCGAGAGGATCAAGCATGGGATCAGCCCGTTGCAGCCACCGCCTGACAGGCTAAGTATTCTTTTCATGTTTCTTGCCGGGATATTTCAAAGAAGGCCCGACGCGTCAAAGACCCTTTCGGGTGAACCAGCGCGCCGGGCTGGATTGGGGTGAGAATCAAGCCATGAGAGCCTCGCCTTCACAGGACGGCTTTGCACCGTCGGCGCGTAGAAAGGGATCATGGCGGGATAGAATCTGAAATCATTGGTGGCCGTGTTCCCTTTCAAAAGAGTGCCGCCGCCATGCCCGAATCGATTACGGGGCACGACGGCGGCGGACGACCGCTTAGCCGCCAACCTGGGTGACCAGGGAGGCACTCGCGGTCCGGATGTTGGTCAGCGACGTCTGGTCTGCTGCGCCCAGCGCGCCGGGCGTGTTGTCGAACGCCACGATCATCGTGTTCAGCGCGACGATGTTGGTTTTAACCGTCGGGGTCGCATCCACATTTCCGGCATCCACCCCTTGGGACTGCGTAACCAATGCGGCGGCAGCCGTGTTGATGTCACCAAGTGTCCCTTGATCGACCTCGTTGAGGCCGCCGTTGGCCGTGTTCCAAGTTTGAATCAGCCCGGCCAGCGCAACGATGTTCGCCGTTGGGCTCACGGGCGCCGAGCTTGTCCCTGCTGAAACTGCAGCGGCCAGCACGGTGTCATTCTTCGCCAGCGTGTCCTGCAAGTCCGAGAGGCTTTGCAGTTGCGCAGGTGTTGCTCCCTTTGTCAGCGCCGTGGCGACCGCCGCGGCGATGAGGCCCGGGATGGACTGGATCAGCTTCAATGCTGACCCGTCAACGGTTGTGTCGTTTCCGACCTCCAGTGCGATGGCAGCGATCTGGGCGTCGAGGTTTGTTTGGATCATAGCGATGTCTTTCTCCAGTACTTCCAGGTCTTGTTCGGTTGCGAGCCTTGGCGGGGCCTGGCGGCGCCCTTGCCCGTTTTGTTGTTTTTCTGCTGATCCGAGTGGCATAATCAAAATGCGTAAGACATTCCCGCGCCGACGATCATGCCGCGCTTCTCCCCAGAGTTCTCGATGGCGTAACCCAGCCCGCCATAAGACCCGAGGTTCGTCGTCCAGCGATACTCAACGTCGCCTTGGACGACTCCCATTGGCGTCGAGTTCTCGATGTCATAGCCCATCCCCATCCCGGCGCTGGCTGCGACGTTGCCGATGACCTTCCTGTAGTTGACGTGCACGAACGCCGCCTTGGTGCCACTCGTGGAAGCGGTGCCACCGGTTTGCTCAATGGCAGTTGCGCCGATGCCCCAGTTCGTGGCGATCAGTCCGTAATCGGTCACGTCCGTCAGCACTCCGGCTTCACCGTTCTGCTGCTCGTAAACAGCCCCGAGCTTCAGCTCTATCTCACTTGCTGCATAGAAGTTCGTGAGCGCTGGGTTGTTCTTGGCGAGCATGTTCGCGATTTGGGTTATCGCATCCTGCTCGCTTTGTGGCGTTGCCGCAGGCATTGGTGCCGGCGCATTGGTTGTCTGTGAATATCCAGTGGCCGCGAGAAGCGCCACCGCCATCAATGTGACTGTGAGGATTCGTTTCATTACTTTCGTTTTTTTGGTGGGTTGAGGGTTGTCTCGCTCGTCGGCGAGGGTTTCGGCGCCGGTGAGATCATCGCCCCGCCGGCGTAGAGCGTGGCCAGGCTCATCATCCCCCTGGACAGATAGCCGAGCGAGTGGGCGTAATCCGGGAACTGCATCGATCCGGCGTAGGCGATCATCGCCAGAACGACAAAGATGAGCAGCCACGGGTGTTGACGGATGCTGTTGCCGAGGGTTGCGAGTGCGAAGAGAGGGTTCATGGCTTGCTTCCTTTGACCAGCTTCTCCATCTCGAAGTCCTGCCGGAGCTTCACCAGAGATTCGTTCATGGTCTTCATTTGTGACGCCATACCAGGAGTCCCTGTCACTTCGACCAGCTTTTCCCACGCTTCCACTTCAGCCTCCTTGTCCTTGATGATGGCCACCTCGGCAGTGGTGCTGGATTGAGACTGCAATAGGGAGTTCACTCCATGTGTGATTCCAGACGCCCACCAGGTCCCGGAGATAATGCCTCCCAAAATAAGTGCCATGATGGCCAACAGAAGCCCGAGTCTGATGGGCGTGTTCTCGCCGATCGAGAGAAGCTCGCGACGCTCACTCCTTCGCTCATTCGCTTCCCTCATGTTTTCCTCGTGTTGGCTCATAAATTGGTCTCCGTGATTGTAAGTCGGTTTGTTCTCCCCATCATTGTTAATAATAAGGAAGGATACGGAAGGTTGGTCGTTAAGGTGTTCCCGGGCATATTCGTGGTCAGCACGGTCCACTTTCCTCTCGGCGTGGCCACGTTCGTGGACATGAGAAGCGCGATCGGTGGCCCTGCTGGCTCCGTGTAAGAAACCTCGGATGAATAGTCGCTTTCCATGCCGAGGATGTTGTAAGCGGTGACCGCGAAATAGTATGTGGTGCCTTCAACCAGGCCGAAGACATTCATGTTCGTCACGTCGCCCACGTCAACGATGTTGGTGTACGTTCGGCTGGCGACCCCGTAGTAAACCTTGTAGCCGATAACGGTCGAATCCGGGCTTGGGTCCCAGGCCAGCGTGACACCGTGCGCGGTGGTGAAGCTTATTGTCACTCTGAATAACGGAGGCTGGTTCGTGATGGACGCCATGACGACCATTGGCTTGCCTGTGGCCATCGGCTTGCCGGCTGTGGACGTCACGGTCGCCTGGCGAGGACTCATGGTGGCTCCGAACGCTCCTACGAGCAATCCAATGAGCAGAAAGATGATGACGAGAATCAGGATAGTAATCGCGTCTGCCGCGTTTCGTCCGACTGTTTCCAATGGTTTTTTGTTGCTCATTTGTAGAGCGGCGATCTGTAGGCGTTGGTGTCTCCGTCCACCTGGACGCTGATCCACTTTAAGACGTTCGTCGGGTTAGATGGCGTGCTATTCGTGGCACCGAACACGATCTGATTGGTGGTGCCCGCAATGAACACAGCCCCCGGAACCCTCAAGTTCCCGGCGCCAAGGTATGTATCCACGGTCGAGCTGTTTCCTATGACGGTGGTGTTGTCGCTGGCGACCCTCGTGCCATAGCCGATTCCGATGCGGTTGACGCTGGTTCCAACACCCGAAATTCCAGAGTAGTCACCGATGAAAATGCTGTTTGAGACATTGGTGACGCCGATACCGCTTGAGGAGCCAATGGCAAGGGAATCCGAGCCAGCCAGCAGAGGATACACCGAGAATGAATCGCAGCCGATGGCGATGATGGGGCCTGTGAACGTTGACCCATACAGCGAATCGCGTCCGATGGAGATGGTGTCTCCAAAACCCCAGATAGTGGCATGGCTCAGAGCTGCACCGCCAATGGCAATGACGCTATCCGCGTTCGTCACTATGGAGTTTTGCATCGCCCCGGCACCGATAGCCGTCAGCCCCCATACATTGGACAACGTCGAGAAACTCAGGGCGCTTTGCCCGTAAGCCTGGATGTCATGGGAGTTGAATATGGAAGCAAACACGAGGGAGTTCCTTCCAATTCCGGCGATGTATTGGGAGTTCGTTATCGCCGAGGAGGACACCGCCAACTGCCCAATCGCAATGAGGTCGGACGCGGATTCGAGAGACGCTCCGGATAGGGGTGAGCTTCCAAAGGCGAATACGTAGCTGACGTTTGTAATGGACGATCCGAACAACACGCGCTCGCCGAACCCTGTTATGTGCGAGGAGGCCAACAGTCCTGGAGTGAAGTTCGTGCTGCCTTCTGAAACGATTGCATAGTAGAGGTTGTTGTCCAGAAGGCTGAGATTGACCGATGAATCATTCAGCGCCAGCACGCTACCACTATTCGTCCACACGGGCGCGGGAGTCGGAGACCAGCTCAGATTCCCACTACCGTCGTCTGTCAACACCCCGGCGGAGTTGCTGGACGGCCACGAGTATGCAACGCCATGGACGGTCAGGTTCCCGGTGCTGTCCACATTAAACACGACCCCACCGGCAAAGGTTTGGGCTTGAATGAAGGGGAAGCTGTTACCGTCTCCCTGTGACTGGAAAATCATCGATGCAAGGTTCGTCCCGGTCCCGTCGTCGCTCAGGAGAAAGACGGACGTATGGAGGAGCGTCGAGTTGATCGAGAGCGCCCATGGAGCTCCGTAATTTACACCCAGGGTGGAATCGTATGTCGCTCCAGCCAGCGTGATAACGCCGTCAGATACGTCATTGGTCCATTCACCTTGGAACAGGCCTACGGACGCCATCCGGAACAGGCTGTTCGAGGATAGGATAAGCACCTCGTCCGCGGTCTGAAGGTTGGTCTCACTCGACAGCGATCCGAGCGAGAGGAAAATATTCGTGACAGGAGGAATCACTCCAGCCGGCGAAAGATTCGGGAAATAGAACGGCCCGGATCCGCTTGGCACCGTGAACGTGATTGGCGTTGCGTAGGCCATGCCCTGAACCTCGATGCGGTATTGTCCGGCCAACAGCGTGTTCGTGCCGAGGCCTCCACGGATCATCACGTTGGTCGGCCCTCCGACTATCAGGGCTCCGGGCGTGAGCGTCGGCGATGAGTTCGCCGGGCTGATCCTGACGTATCCGGTGAACGGCGATCCGTCCCAATTCGTCAGCGGGTAGATGACCGTCCCGGCCGTGGCTGTGATGGCGGAAAGCAGGAGGATGGCAAGTTTCTTGATCATAAGAAGGTGACTGTTGGAGCGGCGGCAATCGTGACCCCGTCTCCGGCCACGGTGATTGTCTTCACGCCGGAGCTTGTGGACTTGATTGTCCCGGTCGTCGTTCCGCTCGAATCCGTGACGGCAGGCGTCGATGTTGTGTTCCCTGTGCCACCGCTCACAGAGAAAGTGACCGTCTTGCCCACGCACGGGTTGAAGTTGGCGTCAGACAGCGTCACCGTGATGGTGGAAGTCGCCACCCCGTCCGAGGCCACTCCTGTGGACGGGCTTGCGGAGGCGCTGCTGGAATATGCGTTCACCGCCCCGGCCAGGCAGATAATGCTGGCATATTGTGTTATCGACACCGCTCCGACAGAGGCATGAACCGTGGCAACCTGGCTCAGGGTGGTGACGAAGGAGGCGGTGGTTTGCCCGGAGCCGTCCGTTGCCGATGGGCTGCCTATGGAGTAGGAATGAGTCCCCGGAAGGCTTAAGCTCACGGTCTGCCCTGGCATGGCGACGTTCCCTGTGTTCTTGACGGTTATCGTGACAACTGAGGAGGCTGAGCCGTCTGCCGTGATGTTGGTCGGATAGGATGTCACCGTGGAATAAGATGCGCTGACTGTCGGAGTTCCGTAAGTGGCGATGGATGTTGATGCCCCCACCGCCGTTCCAACAGGATTGCCGTTGAGCAAGGCTTCAATTGTGCCGGTGCCGGTGCTCGACGCGGAAGTCAGGACGGCTGTGTAAGTTCCATTCCCATTGTCGGTGGTCGATCCAACCGAACCCGTTCCGGAGAACCTGAAGATGACTACCGTATCTCCGCCATTCGTCTCGTTGTTTCCAGAGTAGTCCCGAGCTTGGACCAAGATTGTCTGGGTGCTTGCCCCGTCCGCCGGAATTATCTCGGTGGCCGGGGCTATGGTTGAATGCGAGGCGTCCGAAGGCCCGACAGTTGCCGGAGCGCTGTGCCTTGGATGCACACCGGTGAGGTCCTCGAACGTGAAAGCCTGCCCGACAATCCATGCAACTGGAGTGACGAGAAGGAATAAGATTGCGAGTCGTTTCACCATAGCGTGGCGTTGCTTTCGTTGGTCGTGACGTTTCCGAACGCACTGAACGTGAAAACGCTGGCTTGACCGTTCGTGACAGTCGCCTGTCTAGTTCCGTCTGTCGCCAGCACCGAGGCTGGCCACGAGACGGTGATGTTGCTGCTGGCGAGGTTCTGGACGCGCAGCACGGCGGTCCTGTTCTGCCCCGCCGTCACATTTGAGACGCCCGTCACCTGGACGGGCGTCCACGAAGCGTAGAACTGATACGTGCGCGACAGGTCGAGCGCGTTGGTCGGTCCGGAGAATCCGTTCGTTCCGTAATAAACACCGTTCGTCGCGACCTGATCTGCGACGTTGTTGCTTCCCGCAGCCGAAGCCAATGCCGAGGCGATGGCGGATGAACCTGCGGCCGTCGCATTGTCAGCACTCGAGGCGTGCGTGGCGTTCGCCGCCGTCCCGGACGTGTTGTTCGTGAGGACTCCCGTGACCGCCGCAGCGACATCGGAGTTCGTGGAGTGACCGGACTGCGGAGCATATTGAACAACGATAGGATTCGTGTTGGCCGAGCTGTTTACAGCCGCTCCGAGCCCGCTGGCGATGTTGGTTTGCTCTGACGGCGTCTCGACGGAGATCGGTATCCGCACCACGACCGTGGACGTCGTGTTGTTGGTGACGAAGGTCACCGTGCCCCAATTCGAAGAGAGCGTGATTGTTGGAACGTAAGAGTTCGCGGCGGACACCAGGCTCACTGAATTGGCAGTCGGATTGAACAGGATCAGCCCGGTAAACGGGTTGGCGTAGAGGTGAAGGAGCAGGTTCTGAGCGGCTGTGGCCGCGTTCGTCCCAATGGCTATCTGCCAGGAAGAGTCGTAAACGGAATTCGTCCACGCGCGGGTGTCGGAGTCGGCGGACAGCGTCTCGCCATTGGCGGTCCCGGCGGCGTTCGTGATGGTGATCGTCGCGACAACGTTGGTTGACGCATTCGCCGCGAGCGACAGGCCCACGGCGGCAAGGATTGTGAATAGCTTTTTCATGGCGATGAGTCGGCGCTGAATGTTCCGTCAGGATTGCACTCCAGACAGATTTTCTTGGTCGGGTCCGTCTGGCACACGAGGTAGATCGGGCCGACGATGACGCGCCCGAGGAAGGTGGCGTTGGCCACCTCGGCGCTTAGAGGCGTCTGGCCGGGTGGCACAACGAGGACGCCTGGCAGGATCACGGCGGCGTTGATCGTCACCAGCTTTGACAGGACCGTGGACGTTAGCCCGCCCTGGATCATCTTCACCTCGAACCATGCTCCAGCCGACGTGATGTTATTCAGCAGCGTGTTGATGGCGGCTGTGTTCATCGGTAGCACCGCTTCGAAGTAGGGCTGTCCGGCGTCGCTCGAAGGGTTCCAGGTGAACTGCTGGGTGTAGTAGGTTCCTGTTGACGGCTTCTTGCCGAGAGCAACCTGAAGCGTGATGCCAGCGGTTGGGATGTACGCCGCGGCGCTGCCGCTGGGCTGCAACAGGAATATCTTGAGGTCAATGGAGTCGCCCTGTGTGAAAACAGGGAGACCGGCCACGGACAGATCGTCCGTGCTCACCACCGCCTCGCCTACCGATCCTAGAATGTTTAGCGTGAATTGTGACATAGCGTTTTAAGTGTAGGCATCGGGATGATGAAACGTGAGCTTGCTGAAATTAAGAAGAACCCGGTTAGCCCTTCCATGCCCATGAAACACGGTCACATCCAGTTGTTTCGCCAGTTCAAAATCACGTCCCAGCATAATCTTCACCGCCTCGCAGGCTGCGTGGCCACGCCTGGATTTTTCCATGACGGGCACCGGCTTCGGTGGCGGAATAACTGATTGTTCGGTGGAGATCATATCACCATGTGCTCAAGGCAGCCCGCTTCCACCGATTCGTTCCCACCGACACGTAAATATAGTTCGTGTCCCAGTTCATCAGGCCAGCGCCGTAACCGGTGGTCGAGTTTGTGGACGCGGTTATTGTCTGCGGAGGCTGATAGAACGAACCGTTGACTCCGAACACAATGTTTCCAGATGTGAAGAACACCGTTCGGATGTATGCTGCATTTGTGGCTGGCTCCGGGAATGAGATCGTGTAAAGACCGCTCGTTGAATACGGGTATGAGCTTGTGACGCGTGGAACATTGGCCCACGAATAAATCGATAGCGGGGTTGAGAACTGTGGGATTACCGCGCTTGTGACGAGGTTTGTCAGCACCGTCAGTGTGACGTAGTTTGTTTTCAGCGAGATGCTGTGAATGCTGGCGTATTGGAATGAGGAAGATGACAGACTGGCTCCAAATGATCCGTTGTAATTCCAGTCTATCTGGCTGTTGTTGGTTGCATCCTGCGCCAAAGTCCATGCCGAGCTTACGTTGAACGGAGCACCGTTGAGAGAGAGCGGAGTTCCAGGGACATACCACTGCTGCGCTGAGACAAGACCCTGAACGTAGCTGAGCGGCGTAGCGTCATCTGGATTGTTCGGATATCCCACCTGAATCTCCTGTCCGACGGTAGAGTTCGACCTGGCGAAAAGGTCCGGACGCGTCAGTGTGTAAACCACAACCGATGAAATGCTGACTGGACTGTTTGTGATGCCTGGTCCGGTGTGTGAGCCAAGATTGTTGGTGAAAGCCAGATTTACGGTGCCAAGGACCATGGAGCTTCCACTGTCCATAATCCATGTGGACCCGTTGTTTGTTGAATATTCAAAATAAAAGAAAGGCGATCCACCGGGCGATATGAACGTGCACCCGGCGAAGTTTGTTACTGTGATAGGGAAAAGGAACCAGTTCGTGTCTGTGAGATTGACTATGTTCGTGGTCCAGAGCGGCGTCTTGAAACTGTTGAGCACGGAATTTGTCTGTGCATCAGGGATCGTCCCGTAGTCGCCCTGCAATATCACTATCTCGGCTTGCTGGTTGCTGAGATATGCCTGTGCGACCAGCCACAGCGCGTTGCTGTTTGCCCATCCGGTTGCGTTATCCGCGTTCGTCGAGTGCCAGGCCTGTGCTCCGGCCCCGTAGGAATCTGCCGCGACGAAGGCGCTTATCGGAGACCAGGCTGACAGTCCTCCTAATGCGTTCGTTGCCTTCTGAGCAGCTCCAGCAAGATCGAACGCGGCGGAGTTCGAATAAGCGGCCGTGCCAGCGTTGGTAATCATGGATACCGAAAACTGAACGGGCCAACCACCGAGCGCGGTTGTCGCGGTTCCAGCAGTCATAAACGGATAAGTGCCGTTCGTCGTCAGGATAAAAGGCTGTCCGGTGATCGAAGACCAAGCCCAGGTCATAGGCCATCCGCCTGCCGCAGTCGTGGCGTTCCCGACAGTCATAAACGGGTACGTTCCGTTTGTGACAAACAGGGTGCTCGTGTTGGCTGCCTGCCACGCCTGCAACGACGCAATCTCCGACTGGAAGAAAATGGAGTTAATGTTGACCGTATACCACGCCTGCCAGTTAATGATGGCCGATGCGGACGGGTTGGAAATCCACCACGGAGTGCCGACCGTGTTCGTTCCGATGGGAATGATATATGGCTGAGCATCGCAGCTCAGCGCGGCCACGGCGGCAATCAGGATTGAGAAAAGCCGTTTCATTGGTCGGTTGCCGTGGACGGGTCTTCTGTGCTTCCGCCGGAGCTGGAGAGCGGGGAGGATGGGGGTGGCATCAGCGTCAGCCGCGCGTTCTGCGCTGTTATTGTGTGGCCGTAGGGTGGAATGTTGATGTGATTTCCAGCCCATACATATGTGTCCGACCCGGCACTGAAGTCATGAATCTGGGTAGTCACGCTCGTTGTGCTCGCTACAGAGTCGTAGTCGCTCAGGTCCACACTCAGCCGGTAGTTGTGCCCAGGAATGAGCCCGAACGCGGGAACACTGTAGGTAAGGTCCCAAGCCGTCACATAGTAGGTGTTGGTCGCAGGATTGATCGGCGAGATTATGAATTCGTCAAGGTCCCACAGTGTCTCGAAGGAGGTGCTGATCACAGGATTCGATGCACTTAATGTGGGATATGGCAGATACCAGTCTGGGCTATAGAAATAGGGAATGGTGCCAGCCATCGTCCTGGTAGCCGAAACGAAAACAGTCCCTACGGACGCCACACGATCCACGTAAGGCTTCGCACTTTCCAGTGCGTATCCCGCGCTGGCCAGAGGTGTTGCCAGCTTGTAAATCTGTATCGGCGGTTCTCCAATAAGAGGTCCACCAGGTGGAGAAGCCACGTATGGCCTGTCAACGCCCCATCCAGCGATTGCCATTGGCGCGCTCATGATCCACCTACAGTTCCAACCTTCGCCCATTGCGCGGAGCGGCCAATCATGATCAGACCGGACGCCGCGTTGCCCGGAGTTGATCCAGACACAGCGTAAATCTCCTCGTCCACGGTCCACGGAGGAATAACGACCTGCTGTTCGGAGGTGTCTGGAAGCGTGGTAAAGGCTGAGTCAATCCTGACGATATTGAGCGGGTCTGGGGCGATGTCCGTCCTATAGGTGTAGGTGTGGGGGTAGCCCATGATGGTCTCGCCCACCAGGCTGCATCGCACCTTCCACTCCTTCATGACGTAAACATCCGTTGCCCCCTCCGTAGTCCCGTCCCATGTCCGGCAGGTGACCCAGTCGGTTTGAACGGACTTGATACGATACGGGCCACTGACCTTGGCTCCGGAGCCTCCAGTCAGGTCGGAGTCCTTTATCACGTAGTGGATGTTGCTGTCGGACAGCTTCACGTCATTTCCCAGCCCGGAGCTTATGGTCGGGTTGGAAAGGGCGCGAAGCACCGATGCCAGCCTATTAAGCTTGGCCGCGCTCACGAACTCGCCCTTCTCGAAGGTCGGAACGTCCGCCCTGTTCCTTACTGCGTTTGGGCTGTATGCGTCGTCGTTCATTGTGCCACCACGTAACGCGTCTGCCGGTTGAATATGTTCCCCATCCATCGCGTGAGCCTGGAATCCTCCGCTACGATCTCGGCGCCTGTCGCCACCCATCCGGTGTATATCGCCTTTGACGGGACGCTCGCCGGGAGCGGGCCAGCAGCGTCGGCCAGGAAGTCCGTCTCGAACGACTCCAACGTGGTCCCGACTCCGACAGTGTTTCCGAGCACTGGGTCCGAAGCGTAGTAGCGCAGCGCGCCAACTGTCGGGATCGCTTTCGGAACCGCGAACGTCGCGCCTGGGCCAGTCTTGAAGTAGTCGTTGTGAACCCGGCACGTCACCACCCTGCAGGCGCGAGGGCGTCCGGCAATCACCGCGCCAGGGGAGAACCCGGCGGCGGTCTGGACAAGGCCGGAGTAGCCGATGAAATTGTAGCTGTAGCTCTCGAACTCATCGTAGGACGCCGGCACTATGGCGTATGTCCGCTGCCACTTCACCACCCCGCCGCCGACGTCCTGCCTCGGTCCCTCGGACACGAGGAAGAATGTCGAGTAGTCCGGCGTCATCCCGGCGCTGGGGTGAGGTGTGTTCAGCGCGGTCGCCGTGAAGTTCTCCCTGAACTGCATCCACTCCTGGGTGAACACATATTCCGCCGTCGTCGCCCTCACGGGAGAACTGAACACAGGAACGGAGACCGGCTGAGCAACCGTGAAGTCGCCATCGACATAGGTGGGCGCGGGCCATTGTAGGCTTGAGCTCATTGCGACAGTTGCGGTTTGACCACGAGACCTTCCTTGCGCGCCATCTCGACCAGCGTCGTCAATTTATTGGCCATGACCTCGTTTGAATGGTCCGGTTTCTGCAATCCCACATCGGCCAGCCCTTTCTTGAGCTGTCCGATCCGCTCCTGGTCCTGCTTGAATCGTGCGCTCTGCGGCCCTTCGTCGTTGAACGCCTGCTGTGCGTCGGCCTCGGTCCGCTCCAGCTCCCGCGCCTCGCCCGCGTGCGCGTCCAGGAACCGACGTCCACCGGTCGTTCGGTTGTCCATGGACCTGGCTCGGGCCACTCCGCTCTCGTAGGCAGTCCACGGCGCCGACCCGGCCAGCTCTTTGATGTTGGGCATGTAGGCGCTGAGTTCGGCGGTGCGCTTCTCTTCGGTGGCCATCGCCATGTCGCGGTCGAGCTTGGCCTGCTTCTCGGCGCGCGCGGCGCTCTCCTCTTCGAGCTTTGCGCGGTTCACCTCGGCCTCGTTCTGCATCTCGATGGAAAGCTTTCTGGCCCTGTCACGCTGGGACTCGGTGTCCTGGAGCCTGCTCTGCTCCTCGCTCTGCCGCTTGTTGAGCGCCAGCATCTCTTCCTCTTCCTGCTTCTGGACGGCGCTTGTCGAAAGTATCTCTTTTCGGATTCGGCTCTCCGCTTCCCATGGCGTCTCTCCGAGCTTCAGCTCGGCTTTGACGCTGGCCGGAGCGGTCTCAAAGAAGTTGCCGCTTGTCTGAAGGCTGAGCTGCGCCTTGGTTACCACGTCCAGATCCTTCTTCAGGTCTTCAAGTCGCGCCTTTCCCTCGCTGACGGATGACTTGAGTCTCTCCCCCCGGGCAAGCACAGCCGGATCGGACATGGCGTCACTCTGCGACTTGGCCTCCAGGGCTTTCACCTCGGCGGCCTGGTCCATCCGGTGTTTCACGTCCTCGGCAACGGCTATCTTGTTTTGCAGTGCCACGACCTTGTTTCCGCCGGCCTCGGCCTCCGCGCGCTCCATGGCACCTTTGATTATCTTCTTCGTCTTCTCTTCGTCGGCGTGCTCGAGGTCGGAGGACTCGCGCTTGGCGAACTCGCTCCGCATCTTCTGCGACTCTTCGGCGGCTTTGACGATCGCGTCCTTGCCACCAAACATCGGCTTGGCCGCCTGCTCCGCCTGGTGATCAAGATCCTTGTTCCAATCGTCGAGCAGCTTCTTGAAGCCTGCGAACGCCACCGTCGCGCCGGCCATGACTCCGGTGATGGGATTGATGGCCAGTCGCAGCGCCGTGCCCAGCAGTGGACTCTGCGCCGTCACGTCCTGCAGCATCGTGTGGAACATGCGCCCCTCTCGTTCGGCGTGGAGGAAGCTGCTGCCCGTGGACGTTCCAAAATCCGCCATCTGACTCTTGGCGCTGCTGATGCCCTGAGTCAGCGTATCGGTCTTGAACCCCAGCTTGATCATGATCTCTTCAGTGTCCACGAGTCCTCCTGGTGTTGATGTCGCGCATCCATGCGGACTTCACCCTGTCGCTGGGGTTGCAGAGCGGCACTCTGGAGTTGGCGTTGCGCTTGGCCTCGTTGAGGCATTGGAACAGGATCTTGATGGGGCAGCTCATCGTCTCTTCCATGCTCCACCCGTAGTTCCTGCCAGTGAACGCGCAGAAGAAAGCCGCGTCAGAGAAGTAGTCCTCAACGAATCCTTTCGATGCGGACGCCGGCGGGCTGTCCTGGAACGTCTCGTCCACGTAGCACCTGAGCGCCGCGATAACCTTGGCCGCCTTTTCCATCCTCAAGGCTGCTTTTTCGGCGTGTCGGCGCCGTGCCTTCGCGGTGTTCCACAGGGCAAGGTATCGCGGCGGAAAGAATCCCTTCCGGCAGCGCTTCTCAATACGCCGGCGCCCGGAATCGGAGCTGATCGAATATCCGGGCGATAGCAGCCACAGGAAGTTCACCAAATCCTGCGGGCTGGGCGTCGCCCCGCGCAACAGCGGGTGGTGAGCCAGGCGCAGCGCGGTGAGCTGGCGCAGCGTCATCGGCACCAGCTCGAAACCGGCGACCGATTCCGTGAGTCCGAGAAAGACCGCATCGCGCACGAGCTGCTCGCGCGCCACGGCCTCCGCGTAGCCCGGTATTTTGAGCACGTCCATCGGCGCGCTCCACTCAGTTCGGGTTCTGGGCGAGTCTCAGGGTGACGTTTACTTTGAAGTAATCGTTGATCTTGAACGGTTGGTCCACGTCCACAATCACCCAAGTCTCCAGCGGCGCGTCCGTGATACCGTCGAAGGTGTCCTGGAACCAGTCGCCGATCTTGGGAGTCTCGCTCGATGCAATCGGGACCTGGATAGTGCCAGTGCCTGTCGGCCATGTCGCCGTGACCCACCAGCCGTTCGGGCCGCCGATCTGGTCCGGGCGCTCCCCGACGTGCCCCGGCCTCTTCAGGCTGATGTCCTCGAAGATGTAGGTCCCAACGTCCGTGGCGGATGCCACCAGGCCGCGTTTGATGTCTTCGGTTCTCGATCCAAAGGGAACCGCATTGTCTTGGTAACTTGTGCTCATATTTGGTTATTTGGTTTGGTCATAGGATGCTCCATGCGTCCTGTTGAACCGACAGGTCCACCTGGAAAGAGAACGTGGTTTGCTGGCAACCGTCTGCCGAGCGCACGCCAGTCTCCTCGTTGCCGCTCGTGATGAATTGGATGTTGTGGTTCGCCAGGGCCGATCCGTTGAGCTGGTCCTGAAGCACGGCCACGGCGGCCCTGACCTGCGCCCGATACTCAGAGTGCGCCAGCTTCCCGGCGGCGTCCGCGTCGGTGATGGCGTGAAGCTTCAGTTCACCACGAAAGCAGGACGTGCGCTTGCTGCCATCATCGAGCATGGCCTTCCTTTGTGGCTGCGCCTCGCCGGTATGCTTGTAAACCACCTCGACGCGCGGCCTTGTTTTCTGAAAGTCCTGCGTATCGGCGATAGTCATGGCTGTGAGTCCGGCAGCCGTGAGTACGGTTTGAACGGCCACAGGCACGATGACCTCGAAATCATAGATGTCCTGCGCGCTCATTGGACCTCCTCATAAGGTTCGCCGGACTTTAGCGCCCTGGCCCGCGCGCGGATTCCTTTAGCGATGTCCTCGCGATAGCCGGACAGTATCAGCTTGACTCGGCGTCCGATTGCTTTTGCCCTGAAGTTCAGAGCATCCTGAATCTTCCTGCGATTTGATCCAGCGCCCGGCCCGCGACAACCGAACGTGATGGACGGGTCCTTGCTATCCTCGAGCATGGAGAAGTCGGACACCGCGCCATCTCCAACGGAACCAAAGTGCCGGCTGATCCAGCTCGGGTAATGGTCCCCTTTCGACGCGGCTGCGAATGCCCACTTGGCCCGCCATCTCCCGACCCGATCTTGCACCTTTTTTACGTAAGGGTCCCTGACCCCTGTCGGAACTACCACGCGGGCGCGCCATGTGTTCGACGGTGGAGTTCCGAGCCCTGGAATCCTTCCCTTGTTGTTCCGATACATGTTGTGATACTCGGCCAGCCTGTCCCCGGTCGGGTCGAGGTGCGCCCACACGAGTTGGATCTTTCCGTTCACGCTGCTCCGCCATGTGTTCACATCGCTGAGCCCATACTTTGAGCCGATCTCATCGAAGAGCGGCTGCCTGACCTCGGAGATGAGGCTGTAAAGGTCACGTTTAACGGCGTCCTCTCCGGCCTGCTTCGGGCTGCCACCCTTTCCGCCGATCGGCGGTGTGAAGTTGACGATGGTGCGTGTCAGCCTGCGCTGTTCGTCCACCAGCAGATTCGACACGTCCTTGCCGTCTCCCATCAGGGCTTCCTGGAGAGAATCCAGCGCGACGACCATCTTGCGCATGTCGAATTCGTCAAAGGTGATCATGAGGGTTGTGCGTCCTGACTCGTGATCTTGACGAGCCAATACTTGATTGCGAAGTCCGCCGGGTTGTCCTCCCGCCTTACCACCTTCCACTGCGGAGGGGTTCCGACCGCTCCCCAGATCGGATTGGTCTGAGCAATCACGTCGGCATAGTTGATTGCCGGCACCGTATTCCGCAGGGCTTCGAGCGTTGCCATTTCACGCCAGTCACTCCCAAGCTCCAGCATCGGATCAACAGGGTGCACCGGGAGTAGAATCCCGAGGAAGCTGGTGCCGCTCTTCTTATGAACGAACGGCTGGCCGAGGCTGTCAATTCGCGTTTGAAAGCCCTCCTGGAGTTCCAGGAGGGCTTGACTGGACGGAATGTTCAGCGTGGCCATTGGAGACTACGGCGCGGAGAGCTTGATGTTATACACCATGGATTCGTTCGTGGTGTTGGCCGTGCCGGAGTTCGTTACCCAAAGAATCTTTAGGTAGGACGCCCCAAAGGAGTCGAGGTTGGTCACCGTGACGACCGGAGTCGTGCCATTCGCGGCCACCGTTACGACGTAAGGGGTCGTCTCGTAGCTGACTCCGTCCACGGATTTTACGTAGGCGAAGGCTCGGTTCGTCGTGCTGGCGGCGTCCATCTGGAACTTCCATTGGAGAGCCGTGCTCTTCTGCTTGCTCACGTCGATGACCATGTTGATGTTGGTCGCCGTCCCAGCGGTGTTTGTGAAGTTTTTGAATGGCGACGGCGCCTGCGTGGGGATCTGCGCGTAAGCCGTCAGTGAGAGGACCGTCGCGAACGCGAAGATCATTGATACTTTTCGGAGTTTGTTCATTTTATTTTTCGTTATTGGTTTGGATTTGTTTTCCTCGAAGAGCCGCCGCCCCAGACACGAGACGGCGGCCGGAGGCAGTCGTCTTACGCGCTGGTGAGCAGCACGCCGGCGGTGGGGTCCAGCTTCGCGGAGCCGAACATCAGGTCATAGCTCATCCAGAACGTCCTGGACGCGAGCGAGAACCAGCTATAGGCCGTGATGCTGATGTCAACGTCGGGAACAGTGATCGTCGATTCCTGGAGCGTTGATCCGGGGATTGACGGAGGCGTCAGAGGCAGGCCCGCGATCGCTCCGAGCGCCTGCGGGTTACAGAACAGCCCGCGGATGCCTTGGTCGCCGGCTCCCGCGTGGGTGCCGCTCCAGTTCGTGTTCAGATAGACACCGTCCCATCCGAACCGCTTCCAGCCGGTCTGGTCGCCAGTGGAGTCGGTCGCCTGGAAGAACGCCGGAGTGTTGATGATTCGCGCGATGTATTCACCGTCCAGCACCGCGTATTTGATCGGGCTCTTCTTCAACGCGCCCCACGCGGACGCCATGTCGGAGAAGTTGAACGCTGCGGGTGCCCGGATGATTTGCCCGGCCCCGTAGTCGGTCGTGTTGAGAGGCGCGAAGGCCACCTCAAGGATCGAGTCCGCCAGGTAGGCGATATTCACGTCGATCAAGTTTTCCATCCGCAAGCCGCTGTTCAATTCGTCATTCGTGACGTGGAACGGCTGGCTGTATTGATCGACCGCGATTTGCACGTTGGTCACAACGGAATCGCCCTGCTCGAAGTTCGTCGCGTTCTTCTGGGTGGTGGAGCCGCCCGTCACGAACTTGAGTTGGCCGGTCGCACGCGGTTTGTACCGGTCCGAGCTGTAGTCTTTCGTGAAGACATTGAGCGGCGCCCAGCGGTTCTGCAACGCGGTGACCGCGCCGTCCAGCAGGAACTGCGTGACGAGGCTTGCGCTGTAGGTGTTGGAGTTCATCGGGGTCAGGCGCTGGCGCTGGTCCCGGGCCTGGGCGTCGGCGATGAGTCCGTTCCATTCAGCCTTCAGGGTGGCGAAACGCTTGGCCGCGACGGGCTCTTTCTTGATGGCTTCCAGACGGTTCTCGACAGTCGAGATGCTGCCGGCAATCGGCTCGCCTCCGGGGCGGGCGAGTGGCAGAGACTCGATCTGAGCGTAGGTGCCAGACTCGTCCGAGAGGGCGAGAGCGATCCACCAGGGAAGGTTCTTGTTCTCGATGCGGTTCTCCGCGCGCCGGGTGACTTCCGCCGTGATTCGGATTTTCTTCTCGGCGTCGAGCTGCTTGCGCAGGTCGAGTACTTCCGCGTTGGGTTTGGTGTTGTCCGGCTCGGATTGTTCGAGCGCCGCAAGAATCTGCTCTTCGGTAGCGTCGTCGCCGAGCTCAACTCCCCGCTTTTTGAGCAGGGCCAGTATGGCTGTCTTGTTCATTTTGTTTTCTTTTGCAGGTGCGGCACCCATCACGGGCGCGGCTGGTTGTTTTGCTGCTCCAACGCCGGCAACCGGCGCGGAAAGTGTTTTGGAAATGGTGCTGGTCCGGGACTTGACCATGTTTAGGATGACCTGTGGAACGCTGCGGAACTGGGCCAGGTTGAGAGACGCAAACCGATTCTCGATCTCATCTCCGTCGTCTTCCCAGTCCTCCTCCGTGTTTGTCGCGCCGCACTGGCAACAGGTGATGTCGTCGCCATCTACCGTGCAATCGGAGCACTGCGGATGATCACAGTCCGGGCACGTGGAGTCCTCCGTTGCGGCGTCGGCCAGCCCAGCGGCGACGGCCTCGGCGCCGGTGAACCAGGTCTCGTCCTTCATGGCGGCGCGCATCTCCGCAGTCGTTTTCCCGGTCTTGCGCGCGTAGATGCCGGCGAGCGTGTCGCCGTGCTTGGCGAGCATGGTGGCGGCCTTGGTGTGGTCGGCCTCGTTTCCAACCGTCATGCTCCACGGCTCGTGGATCATCAGGATGGAAGAGTGCGGAGCGATGGTGCGCCCGCCACCGAGGGCGATGATGGAAGCACTCGAAAGCGCGTAGCCGTCCAGTACTCTGCGTTGATACCACTGCTT